AAGGGCATTTAATGCTCTTATAAAAAAAGGTGTACCAAAAGGCGAAGCACAGCGTAGGTCGGCAGATTTACTTAGCACTTCTCAAAGAAAATTTGCCGAAGCAGAGTCTGGCAAAGATTTTAAAGCCCCTGAACGAGACAAAAGAAGAGCGGCAGCAGGTCTCCCTAGCGATATTCGCGAATTAGGTGGAGCCAAGGGTGGGGAAGCTGCTTGGGAACGCGAGTCAAAGCTTCAAGAGGTAATGTCGGGCTTAGGACAGCCTGTTCCGGCTATGTCTACGGATTCCTATCCCCATTTCCAAGCTGCTGACGTTCCTGCAGATATGGAAAGAAACGTCCGGCGCCATCAGGAGCTTCTTGGTCTTAAGAAAGAAAGCCGCAAAGGTGGGCGTGAATTAACGCCTGCTGAATTAAAAGAAAGTTCCGCATTAGGTAATATTGTTTATGGCACCAGTGCTCGCCAAGCAGGCACTCGATTAAAAATAGATGAGCCCCATGTTGGTTTTGAAAAAGCTCGTCTTCGCGGAGACACCTCTGCAATGGAAGCTGAACGCTCTAAATATTGGGCTGTAGCGTCTACTCACATGTTTACCCCCGGCGACATTGACACCCATGTTGAATTGCGTACGGGCAGAACTATCCCTAGTGGTAGAGGGCGCCCTAGAGATGAGCGTGTTGCAGGCACTCGCCCTGATATGGTTGTTTGCAGCCAAAGCGGCTGTGACTCTGCCCCTTATCCCCACACTGTTTCCGAATCTGCGGACAGGCAAATTCCAGGTGATTCAACAAGGTGCGCAAGTTGCAATTCCAATGACCCTGACATTGGATTAGTTAGTGCTAACTCCCCCTCGCAAACCACTTCAAGAACTGAAGGTATGGATTTGAGAGGCATGGGTCGTCTTGTTCATGCTTTGTATGCAGGAAACCCCTATATGACAGAGGGAGCTCAACGGCAAGTCCTCACCCGAGCAAGCGCAGCCTTTAGAGAAGCGGGCCTCCCTGAAGGAATTAGTGGGTTGGCAACTCCCGAAGAAAAAACTATTGGAGCTGGTGGGGCAATTATTCCTGGTTCCCAAGATGTTAAGGGTTCCCAAGACCCCGGCTTTGCAACAAGTGGTAAGCGTTTAGACCGAGTTTCACCAATTGTAGAGTAGTATGCTGTCTGCGGGCAACCGCAGGTAGGCAAATTGGTGACGCCGCCAGTCTTATAAACTGGGTCGATATGTGGGTTCAAGCCCCACCCTGCGGACTTATGATAGGATAACAATATGGTAGTCGATTTGAGTCAATATTCGCCGCAAAATAAAGCGCCGGAACCGCAAATTCGTGTGTTATTTTGCCGTAGTTGTAAGACATTTGATGAGTTGCCTGATTACGAGGGACACCCATCAGATGACCTTTTACTTAACTTGGTTGTTGATAAGCATCAAAAGCCGCAACCGCATATTGGGTTGCTTTTTAAATTCCCCTTGAAGTATTGGGCAGTCCCTAAGGTTCAAGAAGAGATTATTAAGCAAATTACAGGCGGGTCCGAAGGCCTTGATGTTTTTGGCACCAACTTTTATAGCGTCCGCATGACCTTTGCAGAAGATGCCATGACTTGTTATGCCCAGCATAACCGCCCCAAAGACGGCTGCTCTGAGTATAAATCTGATAAAAAGCAATTAAAACCAGATACAGCCGCCGAACGACGGGAGGCCGGTCTGGAAAGGCCTGGTGTTTCGGGGCCTAAAATTTATTTATGCGACTTTTGCCCTGTAAAGTCAGTGGTACAGAAGAAGGCTTTTGACCAGAAGGGCCTATATAAGTAATAAAAAAGCGGTAAAATGTAAGTAACCTAATTTATCCAAAGGCGGCTGCTTATGTTATTCGACATGTCGTGCACATGCAATGCTACGTTGAATGTTGAATTTGAGAAAGACAGCACACCTCCTTGGATTATTATAAACCGCTTTTTGGCTGCCCATGTTAAATGCGGGTACGTTGCTCCTACAATTCGGGAAGTTAACGAACCGGTTAGAATTTTGGATATGCCATTATTAGATTTGCCATTTGAGGAGTAATGTGAGTTATTACGATGCCCTAGCTAATATGGCGTCGTCTTCAGTGGAGCTTGAATCTGGAGAGACATCTTTATTTAGCGATGTAGAGTCTAAATTAGACCCCAGATTGTTTTTTGATTTACATTTGATTCCCAGTGTCAGAAGCGCCGTCTTGGGCACCTTGTTGAATTTCTTATCTAGCATTTACCAACACCCGGAATCTTGGTGCCATGTGTGGCTAGCTGGGTCGGGAGTTTCCTACCAATGGTCAGCTCACCGGTCACCCGCAGACCTTGACTGCCTTATTGGAATTGATTACCCAAGGTTCAGAGCCCAGAATTCTGCGTATAAAGGTTTTAGTGACGCTGAGGTAGCCGCTGAACTAAACGAGGCATTTGCTATTTTAGATGCCCAGACTGATAATTTTATGGGCGTTTATGAGTTGACTTTCTATGCCAATGTGCGCTCAAATATCAGAGACATCAAACCTTACGCGGCTTACTCATTAACTGATGACCAGTGGGTTGTCGAACCCCCCAAAGACCCCTTTGTGGCAGACCCTTCGTGGCAAGCACAAGCGGAGACAGAGACAAAATTTGCACAGCAGATAGTTTCCAGATACAACGACTCCCTTGAAGCAGTCAAAACCTCTAGGAATGAGGCGACAAGAGTCAACGCGGAAGCTGCTATGCAACATTCTTTAGAGCAAGCCTCAGCTTTATTTGAAGATATTCACACGGGCAGGAAAGCCGCATTCAGTCCAAGCGGCCAAGGGTACGCAGATTATTCTAATTACAGGTGGCAGGCTGGAAAACAATCGGGGGCTGTGCCAGCTTTGCGTAAATTAAAAGACATTAAAAAACAGGCTCAGAGCACGTTTGAATCTGCTACTTATGGTGTAGAGTTACCTGATGTCAGCACGTTGATGAGGCGGGCTTTAATTGCTAGAAAAGGAAACGAATAATGGTTGATAAGTCAATTAATGGGTGGGTTGTTATTCCTACTCAAACTGATGCACGTTTAGCTGTCGGCGTCGTGCCGGGTACAAAGATTAAGCTTCGGGCCCGCAATGAAGTTCTGCCTTTGTTGTTGGCTATCGCAGCCGACTACCACAAGGAAGTTGCGCCTTTGCGAGCAGGCGAATGCGGTGCCTACGCATTCAGAAAAGCTTTGCAAGGCGGCGGTCTTTACAGCGACCACAGCTCGGGCACCGCTGTTGACCTCAACTGGGGTCACGAGGGTGCCATGGGCGCTAATGGTGGTATGAAGACCATGACCGACGCCCAGATTAAGGCGTGCGCAACTATTAAGAAGCGCTACAAGATTATTATTTGGGGTGGTGACGCAGCCAAGGGCGGCGATTACACCAACTCTAAGTCCTGGGACCCTATGCATTTTGCTTTGAAGCCTAATACCAAGGTCGGGGATGTTGCAAAAATCAGGGCGGCTTTGGGTATTAATAAAAATGGTGTGCGTATTGGCGCGGGAATTAAAGCGCCTAGTATTATCACCAAATTAATTGCCCGCGTAAAACCCGTTGTAAAGCCGCTAAACAATTAATTAGCATTGGGCGGGATAACATAGCTGTAAAGCCGTGTTATTCCCGCCCAAGTTGAACTAGGAGAACAATATGAAAAAAAACGAAAAAGTTTGCATTACTTGGTGCCACACACACACAGTATCAAATGAGTTTGCAGTTAGCCTTATGGACATTATGCGGTCTAGAAATTCCCGCATTGGCTCGTTCCACTGTGTCGAGGGTACGGGTTTGCTGGCTAAGAGCCGCAATATCGCTGTTAAACATTTTATTGATTACTCCAAATGTGACTGGCTGCTCATGCTGGATTCAGATGAACGCATCTCAACTGCCGCCTTTGATAAGTTAATTGACGCGGCAGATGCGGAGAAGCGCCCGTTGATGTCGGGTCTTTATTTTGCGGCGCTTTGGTTAGATGGAAATTTACGTCCCGCCCCGCTTATTTTTAAAAATGATGAGGGCAAGGGCGTGCTTCCTTACGATAACTACGAGGAAGACGCAATCATTCCAATTGCGGCTGCTGGCACAGGGTTCCTCTTAATCCACCGCTCAGTATTTGAAAAAATGCGGGAAGTGTTTTCAAACGAAAATTGCGGTCCTGATTGGTGTTGGTTCCAGGATGGTCCGATTAGCGACAATCGTTGGTTATCAGAAGATTTGAGCTTTTTCTCCCGCGTGCACACCCTTAATATTCCTGTGCACGCTCATACTGGGGCAGTTGCAGACCACCACAAGTTTATGTGGTTGAACGATACCCAGTATAAGCAGTGGTCAGCTAAGAACGAGGCAGGCACAGGGCTAGAGCAGTTGATGTAACATGGCTGTTCTTATATTTGTTGACGGAGTTTTAAGGCGCGATAACAACGCGCCCATTAGTGACGCCGTCCGCCTTTATAAATGTATCGCGGAAAGAGAGCGCGTGATTTTATTAGGCAAAGATAAGGTAGAGATTGACCGTTGGATGAAGCAAAACAACCTTGCCTCAAAACTAGACGATATTATCGATTACGCCCCTTTAGGGGCCGATGAGAACCAGATTAAATATCGCCAAGTTGAATATATTAAAAGCAAAGGCCCCGTAGATTATGTTATTACGGAGGATGTTGAGCTGGCTAAAGAATTGCTAGAAAAAGGCATTTCTGTTTATTTATTCCTGCACCCTAAGTATTTCAGCCACAAGTTTCGCCCCGACCGTCCCTCAGGTGTTAAAGCATGGGGCCAGATAATTGAAGAATTAGACAAGCAGCAACACCTGTACGAAGAGGACAAACGAGTATGAAATTTATTTATTTGGGCTCGGAAGTACCTAGTAACAGAAAAATACTAGAGGGTATGGGAGTTCGTGAAGCAGGTTTTTCTTATTGGCGGGCTGTTAAAAGAGGTTTACCTAAAAACAAAGATTACCTGATTTCAAATTATTTCAACCCCCTTATGAATGTCACGGTATACCCAGGTATTCCCGCAGCCGCCCAACTTAGCGAGCGTGAAGCCGAGGAATTTTGCGCTGATTATGAAGATTTTATTGCAAATAATATTGAGCGCCTGACCAATTTTGTTGAGATAGACCATGCTTCTGTGAGTGAGCAACTCATCCAAGAACAGCGAAAAGGTGCTTGGGAAGAGGTAGAGGGCGACAAATTTGTAGCCGTCTTCAGGGCTTCCTACGACGAAGCAAAGCTTGATTGGTTCTCCAGCGCCTACAAAAATATTTTAATCCCCAAAGAAAGATTATTAGATAGCCCTTCTTTTATTCAGCGAATGAGGGCAGCGGTTAGGGCTTATGAAACTGATTTCCACACGGCTGCCCTAGCAGACCCAAGTGAATTAAAAAATATACCTCTTACATCTGTCAGCACCCTCTCGTGGTTGAGCCCGATGATGCATGGCGAGACAATTATGTGGGATGGCACTGAATTAGTTAGATATCCCAAGGGCATGAAAGAGCAGGCTCGTTCTAGGTGCAAATTAGCGGCAGAGTCGGCAGATTTAGATTTTAATAAAATTTTAGCGGACGATAATATTGAAGTGTGTAAGCTGGCCCTTTGGTCATACGAGCAGTTGGAGGCTAAAATGGGCAGAGAGTTATCATATAACAGCGGTAATTTGGATAATAACGATTCCACGGAAACCATCCCCTCTGATGTTGATAAGAGGGCTCAAAAGAGTGGAAACTTAATTCCGCGTAATCCATCTGAAATGACTACATTACCTGTCTTAGGGCTTGAGTATAAGACCGTGATTGAACCTGATGAGGAGGGCAGGGATGTTATTTCGGAGAGGCAAATTATTACCTCTTCAGCCAATTCTTTGCGAATGTGCAACACCTGTTTTCTAGCCTCAAAATGCCCCGCATTTAAGA